TTTTCGGCTATATCATTTATAGCTTCATCTAATGGTATAATCTTTTTTTCAAAAAAATTTTTATTTAATGTTACTTTCTTTATATCATCACTTAACTGTATGCAAATATTATTATTCTTAAATGCGTGGTCTAAAGCAAAGTTTCTACTATCCATTAAATTACCTGTATTATAAACTTCTTTACATCCGTTTTGTTCATACAATTCTTTTTGACCATTTTTAACACAGAAGATATATTTTTCTTTTTGTTCTTTATTAAAAGGTAAATCTTCATATCTATTAGCACTTATTACATAAACCTTATAATTCATCTTCACTTAAATAAAAACTGTCTTTTATAGTTAGTTTTTTGTTTACACTATGTGCCCAAGCAGTTGATACATAATTTTCAAATAAATATTTTGACCTATCTACTTTTTTCCAATTATCATTTTTCCATTTGGTAAAAACATAATTTAATTGTGGTTTGTAATTTGGCAAAACTTTTTTCAATATTTTACTAAAAAAACTCGGTCCTGTAGTGTGTAATACAAACCTTCCTTTTCTAACTTCGTAAACTTCCATAGCTAATTTTTTATGATAATTAACTTCACAAGCGACAAATATAATTTCCCAGAGTTTAAAGTTTTTAATAGAACCCATAAAATCATTCTGTACAAACTCGTGATGACCAGGAATTAAATCCCTTAAAGAATAAGAAAAAAACTTTTGATTTAAAGTTGAATCTAGTTTTCTAATAGGTATTAAATCTAAATCAATATATATGCCACCATAAACATAAAGTAACACAAACCTCATATAATCAATTTGTTGAATTTTAAATTTCATTGATTTATAAAAGTCATAATGCTGAGGTAAGTTTTCTTTTACAACATCTTCACATTCTTTTTCTGTCCATAATTTATATTCATAGTCAGAGTTAAATTCTTGTATTCGTTTGCTACTTGTATTAAACAAAGGAATTTCCTCAATTTTTTTATTATGGAAATCAAAATATATTTGATGTATTATTTTAGGAATCATATTTCTTCATAGCTTTAAAGAATAAATCTGGTAAGTTAACATTCTTTGTTTTTAATGAATCGTAAAGTTCTTTAATTGGTTCAAAATCTTTTGCAGGAAACTCAAGTATTATAGACTTTTTAGTTTGGTCATATAAACTATCTATTTGCTCCTCTAAATCTATCTCATCTAAAACACTATAATCAATCTCTTCTTCAGGTTGCCAGACATCTATTCCCCAGTCTTTTAATTCTGCAGTGTCCCAACCATTAGCAAGTATATCCCAATCCCATTCTCCAAATCCTACATTGTCTTTTATCACAAATTGTTGTAGTTGTTTTTCTGTTAGGTTTTCAGCCTTAATTATATACACTTCTTTCAGCCCTATTTGTTGACAAGCCTTGTAACGCATATTACCTCCAAGTATAATATTTTTTTCATCAACTACAATTGGCCTGAGTTTTAACATCTCTGGAAACTCTATAATTGATTTAACTAATTTTTTGAATTTATCATCTCTAATTAATCTAGGGTTATTAGGATTTGATGATATTTGATTTATTTTAACTTTCTGTATCATAATTATATAACGTATTATTTATTAAGTTTTTGCTTCCACACCCAACTTTTTTTGAGTGCGTCTATTTTTTCTCTAACATCTTCCTGTCTATGTTTAGGTAAAGATGTGATGTCTTTTATTAATGGATTGTTTAATTGTTCTGCAAGAGTCAAGTATTTTTTTTCCATATTATTATACTTGTTTTCTAAATAATGAACTTTGTCAATTTCATCATAATTTAGATGGCTCTTAAAAATAAACATATTTTCTATCTCATCTAGTTTTTTATTGTCTTTTTTGTATATAGGGTACATCTTAACTAAGTGAATACAAGTGGCGTGGTCCATATCTTTTCCTTTTGACTTAAAGAAGTTTGCGATATTAGTCCAACGCATTAATAATTTTTCCCTTAATAAAAAACATAATAAAGCTCTATATTCTACGTGCTTCCTTTTCCTAGTGTTTTCAAATATATTGAACCCTGCTATTTTGACGATATTATCGCCAATATCATCTGGTCTGTTTGACTCCATTTTTTTTATATTGTTTTGATTAAATCAGCAACTGTTTTCCAGTCTTGAGTTGTGCTATTATTTTTGTTTTTATATAACTCACGAAAAGAATTTATAGCATCTTCAATTCTTTGTTTCTTTGTTTTATTTTTGTTCTTAAAATTTACAGGCAGTCTATCTGTTAAATCCCATTCTATTGATGTCCTTCCTGTAACAGTACACTTTCTGTTTTGGACTTCATAAATAACTCCAAGGTTTCTTAATTCTGTAAATCTTGTTGCTTCTTGTTTTAAGACATTCATAGTTTGATATACCTCTCTAGTTGTAGATGGTTTTCCCATTGACAATAGAGCTGAGTAAACTTCAAATCTCATTTTAGATAATAACCCATTTCTTTTAATTTCGTTGAAGCAATCTATTGATGTTTGTCTTGTGTTCATTCTGTCCTTAGTTTTAATAAATGGTAACATTCAATATACTTTTGTCTAGCTTTACCTTTATATTCTTTAATAAATAATTCATATAGTTTTCTTGTGTATTGATATTTAGTTTGACATTCTGAGTAATATTTTTCTGCAAACCTTTTACCTTTACCCATAAAGTAGTTGACATTGTCTGCTCCATCTCCTGCGATACATTGCTCGTAAAAGTTATACATCGCTTCATCTTCTGATATATCTAATATCACTTGATGTTTGTAGTGATAATTATACATCAAACAAGGGAACTGCTTATAGTCTTTATCTATAGAGACTATCATTACATTATCCCTACCAATGTCTTTAGCTAAATTATACCAATACCTAGCCACTAAGTCATCAGTTTCTACACCGAACCCATATATACTATCGTATTGATGTTTAACGTAATCGTGCATCTCGTGTAATAATGGAGGTAGCTCTGCTTTTTTTCTATTAGCTTTATACGTTGGCGTTATTAGTTTTCTAAAATTACCTTTACTCCCATTAAATGTTATAACTTTTTCTATATTGTATATCTCTTCTAGTCTATTTACGATAGACATATATTGCTCATCAAACTTATTTCTAGCATCAGCTATGTCAGAAAAATATCTTTCATCGTCAGGTGTCTCTCTTTTTTTATAACAACTAGCAAACACTAAGCTATCTGCATCTACTAATAATATCATTCTTTTATTTCTTTACGGATTATTTGCCCTTCTAAATCAACGATTACATAATTATGTTCTCGTAAAAGTTCAATTGCTTTATTGATTGCTTTTGCTTTTTGACGATAATGGTCGAATATTTCGTTTTCAAATGCGTTTGGTTTTATGTTCATATTAAATCTTTTAATGGTAATAATATTCCTTGACTTGTATTGTTATCTCCACCCTTGACATCTCTATTAGTGCCTAGATGTTTTCTACATAAATCTTTTAATTCTTTAGTAGATATTAGAATTATTTTGTGATTACTTAATATGTATGCATACCATTCAGATTGTGTGGTTATTATACCACTATCTTTTCCTCTGCTATTATATTCAACAAATATATTTCCTGTATGTCCTGCAATATAATCTGTTTTCACTTCTATCTTAGTGTCGTTTAATATTTTCCCTAAATGTTTTTCACCCAACTGACCGAGCTTTAAATCATATTTAAAGTCTGAATTATAATTCATCTAGTTCTTTTTTTATCATATCTAAATGAATTTTATGCATTTTTTTATTTTCTTTCACAACTTGATTGATTATAAATGGAAGGTCTTTAAATAAAGAATCTGTATTATATACAAGCCATTTCTCATTATCTCCTTCTCCATATCCAAAGTGCATCTCTCCATCGCTACAATGCAAACTATGTGTTTCGTGTATATATGTGTGTTCTTTTGCTTCTTTTAATTCTTTTTCTAGTTCGTTGATTCTGTCTTTTAAATCTAATTTTTTTAAATCCATCTTGTTATTATTAGTGTAATAATTAATCCTATTAAGCCTATTGCTAATACTTTTAAACTAGCAGTGTATTGTCTGTCTGACCTACCTTGCCTTGACCTGTATTGTCTTTGCTTTTTCAAAATTCACATTCCATATCATCTGCATATTCACAAGCCTGTTCATACAGGTCATTGTCTGACTCTTCTATATAGTCTGCAAAATTGTTAAACCAATCTATTACTTTCTGTTTATCTTTTATTCTGTATCTCATTTTTCTTTTAAATTTATATACATAAAATGTTCATCTTTACCTTTTTTTTCTTTTAACTTGATTGAAATAATTACATCAGTTATTGATGGGTCAACTTTAGATAGCCTTTCTACCTCAGATTTGATTGATATTAAAGTGTCAGCAGTTAAGGTCATTATATAAATTCTTTGTATTTATTTAAATATCCTGTAAATTTTTGAAAGTCTAGTGCTGCTTTTTCTGTTTTAAAATAATGGGTTTCAATTTCATTATCTTTAGTAATAATGTCTAATCTAAAAGAATCACTTTGTTTGTTTGTCATTAACCTTGTTTTCATTTTATTTATTT